GCTATCTTTAATTCTAATTTGGCTTACGCAACAAGATTGTTCACAGAACATTCAACTACTAAGAAAGAAAAAATTAATATTCTTAGAAGATTCGACGATGTTGAGACATTAAAAGAGTCAAAATCTCTTTATAGGTCAATCAAAGACGAATTAGGAACAACTGACACAAAATCAATTAACGAATCTGTTGGAAACAAATTAAATAAAACTGTTTCAACTGGTTCATCAACTACACTAATTGAATCAAAAACTTATGAGAATCCACAATTCTTAAGAATGAAGGATTTAATGGGTAAATTAGGGTAATTAAAAAAATAAAATAAAACTTAAAAAACAAAACAAACTAAAATGGGAGCATTATTAGAATCAGGTCTTGTTGGTAACATTGGTTTAAAACACTTAAAAGTTATCAAAGAAGATACAATCAACAAATGGGACAAATTAGGATTCTTAGAGGGTCTAAAAGGTCACATGAGAGAAAACGTAGCACAATTATACGAAAACCAAGCATCATTTTTAATTAATGAAGCATCATCTACATCTGATACAGGTGCATTTGAAACAGTGGTTTTCCCAATCGTTAGACGTGTATTCTCTAAATTATTAGCAAACGATATCGTTTCAGTACAAGCAATGAACTTACCAATTGGTAAATTATTCTACTTTGTACCTAACATTCAAGCGTACACTGACAATTCAACAGCAACTAATGGTATTCACCGTAAACCTTACGGAGCACCTGGATACGATAACGCAATTGATGGTGGTTCACCAAACAGTGGTTACGACTACAACAACACTAAAGACCTTTACGATAGATTCTACGAAGGTAACGAACCAGCATTAGACCCACCAGGTTTATTTGACTATTCTAAAGGACAATTCTCGGCAGTAACTGCTGATGTTGTTACTGTATCTTGGTTACTTGACCAATTAGTTCCTTCGGCTTACACTCTTTCTGATTACAGAAAAGTATTAATAGTTATGTCAGGTTTCGCATCTGCTGGAGCTGGTAAATTAATCGGTCCTGATGGTCAACCAATGGATAATGAGGCTTTCTTATCTGATTTAACTATCTATGGTGTTGCTGGAAACACAACAACTGCGGCTAACGCGACTAATCCTTACTTATTTAGAGTAGTAACTCAAAGATATGGTAAAGGTATCGTACAATATGGTAACAACAACCAAACATTAGTATTCCCTAACAGTAGAACTGATGGTGGTCAATATGACGACTTATGTGATGCTGAAGGTAAAATTTACTTAGAAGTTGACTTACAAGTTCCAGTATGTATCACTTGTGGTGGTTCTATGGACGGTTACACAGGTTCAACATTCTCTTCATCAACTGCAACTAGTAACGCATTTACATCTACTTACAGAATCTACAAAAACTTAGAGTTTGAAGATAGAATTGGTGAGGTTTCATTTGATTTAATGTCAGTAACTGTTTCAGTAACTGAAAGAAAATTAAGAGCACAATGGTCTCCAGAAATGGCACAAGACGTTGCGGCGTTCCATAACATTGATGCTGAGGCTGAATTAACAGCTTTATTATCTGAGCAAGTTGCGGCAGAAATTGACCGTGAAATCTTAAGAGATTTACGTAAAGGTGCTGCTTGGAACTTGAGATGGGATTACAACGGATGGAAACGTCTGGGTTCAAGTGCTGTTCCTTACACTCAAAAAGACTGGAATCAAACTTTGATTACAGCTATCAATCAAATTTCAGCTCAAATCCACAAATCTACCTTAAGAGGTGGTGCTAACTGGATTGTTGTTTCTTCTGAAATCAGTGCTATCTTTGATGACTTGGAATATTTCCACGTATCAAATGCGGCTCCTGAGCAAGACCAATACAACATGGGTATTGAAAGAGTTGGTACATTAGCAGGTCGTTACCAAGTGTTCAGAGACCCTTATTTCCCAGCTAACCAAGTGTTAATGGGTCACAAAGGTACATCTTTACTTGACACAGGTTACATCTACGCACCGTATGTACCTCTACAATTAACACCTACAATGTACAATCCGTTCAACTTTACTCCAATCAAGGGTATCATGACTAGATACGCTAAGAAAATGGTAAATAATCGCTTTTACGGAAGAATTACTGTAGATGGTGTTAGAACATTTGACTTAAGAGAATTGAGATAATCAATCTTTAACAAATACACTAAAAGGGACAAGAAATTGTCCCTTTTTTTATTTACAGAAAATCAAAATTACTTATATTTATTTTTAGATTTTTAGTTTATCAGTCCCCAGCCCTTAAAGCTGTTGAGTATTCACGGAGACGAAGGTATTGGTAACGTAGTCAATAAAACTATATTAAAAGTAAAAAAATGAATTACACAACAAACAACGTGGGTAATCCGACTGCTCACATCACAAGAAAAAAGTCGCGACTTAAAATGTACAACGGTAACACCGTTTTCCTTAATGATAAGGATAATTTTGAATTTGAAATTCATAATCCAACACAAAAATCAGTACTTTGTAAAATCAAATTAAATGGTGAATACATCTCCACAGGTGGTGTTGTTATTCGACCAGGTCAGAGAGTGTTTTTAGAACGTTTCCTTGACACAAACAACAAGTTTGAGTTCAGTACCTATGAAGTAAAAGATACGTCGTTAAACAGGACGGCAATCGATTTAAACGGGGATGTAAAGATTGAGTTCTATAACGAACAAATTCATCAACCAAATTATGGTTTATATGTTAATGGTAGTAGTACTATAGGCACAGGTTTATCATACTATGGTGGTAATGCAACATTTACAACAGGTTCACCATACTATGGTAATATGACATTTACAACATCAAATTCTGCTCCAATGGCGTCGTATTATTCTAATACATCATCGGTCTCATCATTAGTTGGTGAACCAACATTATCTGAAAAATCTATTGAAACTGGTAGAGTTGAAAAGGGTGAAGAATCAAAACAAAATTTTACCAATTCATATCAAAATTTTGAATACAATGTTTCACATCAAATAAGTTTAAAGATATTACCATTAAGTAATAAAAATAAAACTACAGAAGACATTAAATACTATTGTACTGAATGTGGTACCAAGACAAAATCAAAATATAAATTTTGTCCGTCTTGTGGAAATAAGTTATAAATAAAAAAGGGTCCCGTGAGACCCTTTTTTTATTGCATGGTATTTATTGTATATGGATTATAAAATCACTCAAGCCCAACTTAACAATATTATCTCCAAATATTTGGAAATTAAAGATTATGAAGTGGTTGAAGATAATAACGAGGTTCATCTTGTTGATAGTAGCGGTGATTTTATTATTACCTTAACCTTTGGTGGTGATTGTGTTATAAGTACCAAACTGATTAGCAATCTTAAAAAAATGTTGGGGATTAAAAGTTATGTCCTTATCAGAGATTCTATTTCTGATTGGGTTGAGAAGAAATTTCAGATTCCTGTTCAATACATTTATGTAATGTAATGTTTCTTAACGATTTTGATATAAGTTCAATCTCTTCCATAGAAAATATCCCGTGTTTATAGGCATAATTAATTGATTGATTTATAATGTATATGGATTGGGGGTATTCCAAACCATCCAACAATTTTTCAATATCATTTGGTTCATAAACGGGAATACTATCAAAAAGTAAGGCTATTGGTGTTTTTTCGGTTTTAGATTGTTCCATAAAAATATTCTTAGATATTTATAATAATATGAATAAAAAACGAATTAGTGAAGCGACAGGTTCGGCAAATTCGGGACATTTTAAAGTTCCAATTGTATTAGCCCCGCAACAATGGACTGAAGACCAATTAGGACCATTTACGTCTCCTGTTTATAAGTACACTAATGCGGAATTGGCATATGAGGAAGCCGATGGGGATTTTAAAGAAACTCCAGAAGAAAGAACAAGAATTGAAAATAGAACTAAAAAATTATCTAAAATTGACATGTATTTAAAACAATTTTATACTAACCAAACTGATGACGAAGGTAGTAATATCGGAGATATTGAATCACCCGAAAAAATAATTAAACAAGCCGTTGGACCACTTAAAGAAGATTTAGGTGTTTGGTTCGGAACAAAGAAAAAACCAAAAGGTAGTAAACAACCTGGTGGTCCTTGGGTTAATATTTGTCGTAAAAATAAGGATGGAAAACACCCCCCCTGTGGTAGACCAGACGCATCAGATAAAGGTTATCCAAAATGTAGAGCGGTAGGTGTTGCTGGAAAAATGACCGATTCACAAAAAAGGTCAGCGTGTCAACAAAAACGTAAAGCAGAAAAAACTCATTCTAAGACGGGTACAGGAAACAAACCAAAAATGGTTTCCTATAAACCTAAGAATGAGTCTTTAAGGGATATCATTAAGAATGTTCTTAATGAGGAGTTTAATTCAAAGAGTTTATAATTTTATCTAAAGAAGTTTTATGTTCTTGATTTAAACTATCAACCAAATCAAGTCTATTCTTTCGAACAATACCGTTAAATCTTTCAATAACTTTATCATAAACATCATATCCATCGATGTATGTTGTAAAACTATGTGCTGGATTAATTAATGACACATATCTACCTTCGATGACGATATACGTTCTTTTTCTGTCGTTAACAATAAACTTTTGGTTTTGTTCACGATAATCAAAAAGTTCTGTATTTGGAATGTCCATTAATTTCATACAGACATCAAACCACGTCTTTTCTTCGTCAGTAATAACAGGTTTGGGGTCAAACCTATCTTTTAATATTAAATAAAGCTTATAAAGCATTCTTGGTATATAACCCATCATTTTTTCTCCCATAGGACAAATATATGGAATATATTTTAAATAAAAAAGGGAACTTAAGTTCCCTTTTTAAATTTTATTAACAATATGCCCCTGAACAATGTTTTTTACCATCTAATCCTTTTATTTTACCTTGACATACTTGTACGGCGTAACCATTTCCATATGCGGAGGGGTAGACCTTAAATTTCGCTTGAGCTGCGGATTTACCACGAGCACATAATTTAGTTCCGGCCTTTTTACGACCTTCATTAATGTCTTCATAATCAACATATTCATCTTGTTTTTTTGTTTCATTCATTAAGAAATCAAAAACTTGGTCCATATTGTTTTTTGCTTCAGATACGTGGTCGTCAGCCCAATCGTGACCATCTTGAATAATTTCATCAATCATATTTGGGTCCATTTCTAATAATGCCTCACATTGTCTTTTTATTTGTTCTAAGTTAGAAAAGAACATATAGTTGGTAGTTTGTTCCTCTGCAAGAACTTTTTTAACTAAATTAGTTAAATCAGATTCGGTTAATTTTATTATTTTACTCATACTGTTGGTATATTTAAATTATTTTTATTATTAACTATGTTAAATGTTAGTTGTTTCTTATAAGTATTCTTCTCACCTGAAGTGTTTACTTGAATATCTACATAATATTGATTTGGAATTTTATCTCTCATATCAAATATAAAGTAATATTCATTTGTTGTTCTATTAATTGGTGTCCAATCTTGAACTAAAACTTCGGTTGTACCTTCTTTAACGTAAACTCTATAAAATGCTGATACGTCTAACAACATTTGTTGTGCTGTGTATGCTTTCTTAATTGTTACACCAACTTTTCTAATATCGGTATTAAGAATTTGTTCGTTTTGTAATATACCATAAAAGTCAAAACCAAATTGTGATGGTTCTCTTGAAAGTGAACCTATTTGAATTCCTGAGTTATATGGTTGAAGGATAAATTGATTTTCAACGTTAGGGATACTTTGTCCGTTAATTGTTAAACCTGACCATACATCATAAAAAACACAAGGTGTTGGACATCCTGTAAATGAATTTGGAATTACAACTTCATATACTCCTTTTGTTCTTAAACACGTACTTAAATTTGATGTTGATGGTGACCAAGCCAATCCGTTTCTATCGTTAATGGTTACGTATGGGTCTGAGTCCAAATTAACTAAATCACCATTTTGATAAACATAAAGATATAATGTATTTGTTTGATTTTGTAAAAATTGATTTCTATCGTCTTGAATTAAATCATCATAATTTGTTAAAAGATA